TCATTTTTTTGCCGTATTTTTGCCGTCTAAAGGCCCGTATAGCCTTTCCATGCCCGCACGGGTGACAAGCCAGATTCTTTTCGATTGAGCAGCCTCAAGTCCAATTTGAAAGCGTGGAGGACGGCCTTGTCGACTGATACAGGCTTGCCTTAAGGAGTCGGTAGACTTATTCCAAAGCTCAGCAGCTTCTTCCAAAGTCATCACATCATTCAACATTATTTTCCTCCCTTGAATAAAAAGAAAAGTCCAAGCGCAAGTAAAACCATGCCCAATTGGACTTGGTCATTCAACATCGCTAGGCAGCCCAGTCCAAGAAATACACAATTCCAAATTGATTTTTTCATGGTGTTTTGATAGACTTATGATAGTGAGGGGAGGATTATCCTCCCCCTTTATCACTGGCCAATGAAGTTCTTCAGGATTTGGTAGATCCCTGTCAAAATCAACCCAATTCCTGTTGTAACTTCTGCGGCCATTTTTAATAAGTCCACCGTTTCACCTCCTCTCTATGGTTTTATCATACCGTATATACGGTATTTTGTCAAGTAAAAATCAACAAAAATCACCCCGTAAAGCCAGATATTTCCTAGCTCTACGGGGTTTCTTCATTTTGCGGCAGCTTCAGCACCCATCAGTTCTTTCAGCTCCCGTTCCGACAGTTTCCATTTATAGGTATTGGCTTCCTGCGCCTGTCTGGCGGCTTCCTGCGCCTGTCTGGCGGCTTTCTGGGGAACGATGTACCCGCCACCGAATATCATTTTATGCTTAGCTCTCTGGCTGTCCAGAGCCCGGGTATACACACCCACGTCTGTCTGGTAGTCGATGCCCATTTGGCTGAATAGCGCCACCCGGCTGGCCGTTAAGACGTTGTCTGGATATCTGTATTTTGGCTGCTGTGGCCCCTTGACCTTTTTGCTGTTCAACCGATTCACGGCATCCAAATCCCTCCACAGGTCAGGTGCAGACCGGATTAGCGGGCCCCGGCTTGTGACGAAGGACGTCGGCACCAGAGCACCGTTGGCATATGTGATATTACTGCCTACACATACATAATGGCTGATATGGTTGCTGAAGCAGGTCAGCTGTGGAGCGAACAGGAAATAGTCGATCCCCCGTTCGTTGTACCATTTAAGAATTTTCGTCAAAATAGAAAATGGTGGATTGTCTATCACTACGCAACCATCGGGATATTCGTATTTCTGATAGTCGCCGCCGGGCCAGAACGGTCGAACGATAGGTCTCCCCCCCCATTCGTATTCCTTGATCGCCCATGCCTTCACCGTTTCATAGACGTTTTCCGGCGTATAGCAATCGTCAGTAGTTAGTTTGGGTTTGAATTTGTCGACAAATTCTTCATAGGTTTCGCCCTTTCCCATGTTTCCCTCCATCAAAAATGTACTTTAATCCCGCCCATGACAGTAGACTTACTTCCTGCCACCCAGCCGCCGACATTTCCCTTTACGGGGAACCCTACCATGCCAGCGGGCTGTCCGTGCTTATCCACACCGATGCCCAGCTCCCATTTGCGTGTCTCATCGACGACGGGTACCTTGATATCGACCGTCGCCTTGGACTGCTGGTCCAGGGTAATCTTGTTTTTGTCCAAAACGTATTTTTCCGTGTCTGACTTTTTAAATGTCTGTTCGTGCCCATTGACTTTGACCGTCAAACTCTGCTTGGGGATGGTCACATCCACATCAGCGTCCTGAGGGGACTCCTTTTCGACGTAGCGAACAATCGTTTTTGTTTCTGTCTCAGTTTTTGCCGTCACACTTTCGTTTTGCGTGGTTTTTGGCACAGGACACTTGTGATTAATCGCACGCCAGCTAAATCCGCTCAGAAAGCCAATCGTAAAGCATACGGCGGTATAAGCAAAAAAGCGTAATTTTAAGCGTGTCTGGAGGCTGATCATGGCCGCATCCTCGCTTTAAATTGCTGTCTGTACCAATTTGCCTTGCCTCTCAGGACATTTCCGCCGGTCCTGGGGTCGTCGTAGTCAGTAGTCCACGCCGGGCTGTCGGGTGTGCCAAGGTACTGCAAGTCCCATCGCTCACAATCGGCGTTTGGCCCATACTCATCGCCTTCCGGAAGCAGGCCATCAATGTTATCCGCCGCTTCTGCGTGGGTCATGATCCGATCCCGGTCAATGGTCAGCCACAGGGTCTTGGCCAGGACGGCCACCACCTGGGCCATAGTTTCAATCTGGGCCACCGTGGGCGGGTAGTCCCCCAAGTCGTCCGTAGTAGCCCCGTAGGCACAGCACAAGGCAACGCCGATAGCAGCGGTGTTTCGTTGCCAAGTATGGGCCAGGGTTTCGCCGAGGTCGTCCGTACTTGCCCAAAGGCTGCCATCTTGATCGATATTGATATGGTAGTCGTTAAACTTCTGGTCATACCGCCCCGCCGTCCAGTGCAGGTATACCTTGACGTCACGGTCCATGTTCCGGGCATCCTTCCAGAGCTGAGCACGTGCAGCCTCAGCCATCGTCTGGATGTCTTCCAGCGTTACTTTTTTCATCAGATTTTTCCTCCTTTTCGTCCAGATCCGGGATCCCATCGCCGTTGGAGTCGGTCACCCGGGGCACGATGTTAAGCAGCCCGGAGACAACGGCTGGCCCCAGGACCTGATTCCCAATACGTAAAGCGGCGTCGATCATCTTAAAAAGCCATTCCTCGTGGAGACCTGTTACTAGGGCGAATACCCACAGAAAAATGGCCAGCGTAAAAGGCGCCAGCCCAATGAAAACGATAAAACGAAAAAGCCATACGGATTGAATCGTAAAGCGCAGCTGTTTCAGGCTCTTCAATTTACGAGAGATTTGTTCAAGCATTTTTTCTGTTGTTCCTCCAGGTCGTCAATCCTGTGAGTGTTACTTTTCCCCCTGGCTTCAATTGCTTCCAGCCGGATTTCAATCTGTTCCCGCCTGGCACGCTCCTTGCTGAGTGTTTCATCCAACTTGTCCAGGCTTTGTACCACCCGGTCCAGCAGGACCTTGAGTGGGCTAATGATCACGTGGATTACCCACACGAGGGCTCCGCCCAGGAGAGTCAGTACAGCTACAATGTCACCTAGTGATACATCCATAAGCCGCCTCCTTTTCGGTATAATGCTCCCTATATGAGATATAAGGAGATGTTTTCATGAGATTACCAAATGGTTATGGTTCCGTTTATAAGCTGTCAGGGCATCGGAGGCGACCGTACGTCGTCAAAAAGACCATCGATGGACGGCAGCGTGCCCTGGGATATTTTGAGTCGTATCAAGCTGCGTTTGAATTTCTCGTTGAGATTAATCACTGCACACCCACCCATCAAGTCACGTTTTCCGCCGTCTATGCCGCATGGAGTCAAAGGCATTTTCCGGATGTATCCCTGTCCAGCCGTCAGGCCTACTCCATCAGCTACAGGCATCTGAGTCCGCTCCATGCCATGCCTTTCGGCTCCATCTCCTATTCGGATTTACAGTCAGCCATTGACGCTGTCCCTGCTGGGTATTGCACCCGTAAAAAATGCCGTGTGCTGCTGAGCCAGATGTATAAGTACGCCATCAAGAATGGTATCGTTGACCACGATCTGAGTCCCTTCGTGGAGCTCCCGAAGCACACCGTCGTCTACAAGAAGAAGCCGTTCACAGCCAGGCAGATTGGCAAGCTATGGCGGTCACTGGATGTTCCAGGCGTTGCCGATGCTCTTATCCTCATTTATACAGGTATGAGGGTCGGAGAGTTTATCGCTCTGCGTCCAGGTGACATCAACGTCAGGCAGAGATACATCGACATTAAGCAGTCAAAGACAGCTGCCGGTGTGCGTAAAATCCCCATCCATCACCGCATCCTGTACATGCTCACAGAGAGAAAAGAGGCCGGATCCATCTGCCCCTGCTCAACCTACGACAGCTTCCGACGGCTCTGGGATAAAGCCATGGACGCAGTCAGGATGAAGCACACGCCACACGAATGCCGTCATACGCTGGCCACCTTGCTTGACCGGGCAGAGGTCAGCGAAACTACTATCCGGATGATTCTGGGACACGCCAGGCCTGGAATCACCAAAGGTGTCTACACACATAAGACGCTGGCTGACCTGCGGAAGGCCATAGACCGTGTTTAATGCGTGTGTAACCCGGGCTAGTAATATAGGTAGGAAACCGCTCAGGAAGTATCTGTGTATGTGTGCTTAATACGGTTTTAAGTGGCTCGTGTCAATGCCATAAAGTGGCATAAAATGGCATAAAATGGATTACCCAGGTATCCACCGATGAAATTGCATCCCATGGGCACCTTGTAAGAACCTGGAACAAGGTAACGGAAAATAACGGGGCCCCGAATCTATACAGGAACGGGAAATGGGAGCGCTATACGGGTGGGGCTTTTAGGGTATCTGGCTCTTGGGATGGAACAGCCGGGGCTGGAACATCAACCCCTCAAAATGGCTGTGGTGACCCTGCTGGCACCACCGACGGAACTGGCGGCAATGCGGCTCATAACAACATCCCGCCATCAGTCTGCGCCTACTGTTGGAAACGCACGGCCTAAGCGGTCCTGCGCCAGCCATAACAGGCGATGGATGGGGGTAGGGTGTTGTGGGGCTGATTGTTGCCGAACTCGAGGTGCAAAACATCGGTATTATCCGTGGCTTGCTTGCTGCTTACGGCAACGCTTCCTACCCATTTCCCGCCACTATATCGCAAAGCTGAAAAGACACCAGAATCCGATAGACTATCGTTTTTGTTGCCCATGATATTTGACGCCCCATCAAGTAGGCGAAACTGGACGTCGCCTTTAATTTTTGGTAACTCATCGGTGGCTATGCGGTACGCCTCCACACATAGGCCGCCACGCAGGGAGACAGGTTGTTGTGAGGGACATCTTTACCGAAATCCATGACAAACCCGTCACCTTGCCCGCTTTGTGGATTTGACCCGAAGCTGACATTTTCAATGGATGCAGGAGCCGAAAATACGCCGTGGGTGGTCAGCTTTTGATTTGGATCTTGTCTAGCAAAATCGAGGACATCTCCTCTGATATGGGGCAGTTCATCGGTGGCACTCATGCAGTTCTACGCCAGCCGTATGCGCCCACAGAAGGTTGCAGGTTATTATGAGCTGCATCTCCACCTGTGTGCTCAATAAATTCGCTCTGGAAATAATAGCCATGATTACCGTCAGCATAATATCCAGATACTTTCCTGTCGGTGAAAGTACCGTTTATGCTGTTGTTTGATTGACCAGCATTGTACAAGATAGATTGCGGCTCGGTCTGTGGAAACCCACCCTTGGCCAATGCTATCCTGTGACCATGAGATGGCATCTCATCGGTGGTGAGCTTGTGCATTCGCTCGCCGTATTTCGTGCCCGCCACGTAGTTAAACGAGCCGAAATCATCTGTGCCGGAACCCTGTGCGATGAGCGTGTAGCCTGCTGGCAGGGCTTCCCACGTACCGCCGAACAGGTCAGCGGGGCTGGTGCTTTTGTCGCTGAAGTAGTACGAGCCGACGGGGTGGGCGTCGAGCTTTGCTTTCGTCTGGGCGGCTGAAACTGCCGTGCTGATGGCTTGCTCGTAGGCCGCTTTTTGTTTAGCCAGGGCATCGGCCAGGAGCTTCTGGACCCACGCCGTGGTAGGCACTTTCTGAGAGTTATCGTCCTTTTCCGGTGACGAGACGTACATAGCTCCCCAATTTAACCCTTCAATACCAAGGGATCCTTCGCCATCGCCGTTGGGCACGATTGCTCTTGTCGTCATTTAGACTCACCATCCTTCTTTTCATCGGCTTGCTGTTCCGGCTTATAAGCAATGCAGGCCGGGTTTACGCATTTATCGTCCACCAGCTTGTGAGCGCAATATTCGCAACGCTTCGGGATCTTAAACATTCTCCATCGCCTCCTTGTATTGGGCTTGCAGGTCTTTAAAATCTGCCCGGATACTTTCCTGAGCGTCCGTGTCGCCGGTCAGGAGAGCCACGGCCATGCTGTCGGTCAGGTCCTTGACTGCACTGTCATAGTCGGCCTTGAGGCTGGCTTTCTGTGCCTCCTGTCGCTCTTGCTCCGTGAGCTCCGCCGGTGGCACGTAGGTACGTTTGGCCTGGGCATCCAGCAGGTCCTGGATGCGTTCACAGTAACCGCTGTAGGTGCCGTTGCCGTTGGGATAAGGTAAAAAATCTCCATCCACCACGCAGCACTCCTGTGTATCGTCATAGATAACGGATTCCGGGACGGATACAGCCCCGGCGTCGAGTAAAAAATTATCGACGGTATCGCTGTATGTGCGGTCGCCGTCGATGATCAAAACATTATTTTTTAAAATCTGAAAAACATGCATTTTTATCTCCTTTCACTGAGAGAGAAATGGCGAAAATTACGCCTAAAATAGCGTCCTCAACGATGACCGTATCTAGGGTTTCGCAAATTCACGGCGTTGTAACGAATTATAGTTCAACTAATCAATATAAGGACGTACCGAAAGATGGATGGTCAGGAACTGTTATCAGCGGTGAAGAGACGGGCGGCGGCGCCAAGGACCACGGAATAGAGGTCCGCAACGTCCTTGAAACCTTGTCCCCGTCTATTGCAATAGCTTCTATCGGGGGGGACGAACGGCATGAAAACCGTCCCCCGTTCCAAGGTGTTTGTTATTGGGTCCGAACCCAATAGGCTACGCCGCTATACGGCATGCGGTTTTCATGAGCGGCCCCGCCGCCAAAACTGGAAATTTCAACACTGTGAGAATGGTTTCCTGCGGCTTTTGTATTTTGCCATGTGGCCCAAGAACTGGCTCCGTTATAAGATTGATTATTCCCCGTTTGGTTAGAAACATTAAGGTACTGATGAGTGTGGTTTCCAGTTGTACTACATGATGCCTTAGGCGTGATTCTAGGCAGTTCACTCTCAGTGAGTTTGTGTTCAGCTTCGCCGCCCGTATCCCCCACGGAATAGCTGAACTTTTTCCCATTTTCCCAGTATTCGCCGGCCCCGATAGGCACACGGCCCTGCAACGTGCGTTTCCAAGTTGTGCCAGGCCACAGCTGGTTTGGGTTTTGGTCGCCAGTGGTAGCGATGACAAATCCAACCGGATAGATGATGTCGATGATGTCCTTGACGGACCGCTGCTTGACCTGCTTCCAGGTGCCGTCTGCGCCCAGATAATAGTTGTCCTGCATGCCTTTTTTAGGCTGAGGAACAAACCCTCGGTCGCCGTCGGACGTGCTTGTGCAGCCGATCACATCGGAGTGGGCGTTTTTGTCGGTCAGATGGGCATTAAAGTCGGAGCGGCTAACGTTGTCTTCTTCGTTGATGTAGACAGCAATGCTGGTGGCATTGCTGACCGTAAAATAGGCCCCCATCTGCAAATCGGCCATGAGCGTATCTTTGGACGGCAGCCAGTCTTCTTTCCCCTCATCCGCATAAAAATAGCCGAAGAGCAAGTTCTCTCCGGCGTAGCCGTTCCAGCCAGCATCCTGGTAGTAGTTAGATTCGACGTGTGCAATCACGCCGACTTCCGACAATTTAAAGCCCGCTGTCACAGTGCGGTTGCTGTATTTGCCCAGAATCCTGTATCTGGCTTCGTTCACATCGGCATTGGTGACCACTCCGATATCGGAAATAGACGCCTCGATGCGCTTGCTGACCACAGCGGTCAGGGACGCCACCTTGCTGGCATCTGCCGGTCTGCTATCCCCGATATCCATGCGGTCGAACACAATAGGCTTCTGCATGGCACTGGCCAGGGCTATCAGCTTCATGCCGTCATTGGTGACGGTAATATTGTGGAATTCTGCCATTGTCTCACTCCTTTTCTAACTAATCGTTTTGACGCTGCCATCTCCGCTGACGTAGAAAATCCCGTCTGTGGCTCCGATGGGAGCGGATGAACAGGGACTGATGGTCGTAGGCGTGGAATCCAGCACGGGGTTTGTCTTGACTCCATCCGGCGTGGTCTGGATTTGTCCATCCCCGTTGACGTAGTCGATGGCCTTGTCCAGTCGTAGCACGCTCTGACCGGTCAGCTTGTCACCTTTCAGCCTGCCCATCTCCATGATGGTCCGGGCGGGACGGAGCACACCCCCGATGTACTGGCTGCCGTTGACGTAGGTCTGATAGATATATCGCCAGCCGATGTGAGCTGGCATAAACGTCCGGATGGCCTTGTCCATTTCCTCGAAAGAGAGAACACCACCATTAGGCAGGTAAATGTCAACGCTGTACTGGTCTGGATGTTCCACCACACGGCTGGATTTATCGCTGGTGAAGCTGTTGATGGTACGCTCCAGGAATTCTTTGGTCACCGTCTGCGTGCCGTTCATTTTGGCAATGATCGTCGCCCGTCTCACTGTGTAGGACAGCTTTTCATCCGTCGGGATCCCCAAAAAGGCTTCCCAGTCAGACAGGCCCCAGGTGGCCTCATTTACGTAGCACTGTTTCCAGGCATCGATGATATCCAGCCAGATGCGCTTGTGTTCCTCGCTCTGTGTGTCCAGCCAGGATTTAAAGGTTTTATCGTTGATGAGAAACAGAGGCAGGTACTTGCTGACGTCCGGGTCGCTGTCTCGCAGCAGTCTAAAGTTAGGCATTCAGGACCACCTCCACGATGGATGGGATTTGGTCAGTGTCCACACCGATGTTGGCTGTGGCTCCATTGATGGTGAGGTTGTCGTAATCTTCCACCTGGGTCGTGTCGGCGTTCTCAATGATCAGCTGTCCGACTTTGGCATAGCTGACCTTTTTCTCCGTATACTGCTTGCTCAGGAAATATTTATTGAGGACCTTCTTAATGGCATCGGCATCTCCCCCGCCTTTGGTGGGCGTAAGGGCAATGGTCAAGCCCAGTACGGAGGGAGCGATAACGGACACGTCAGCCCCGATGGGGTGCATACTTTCCACTTTTTCTGTCACCCTGGACAAAAGGTCCGGGCTGGCCGGTTGGCCGTTAGAGTCAGTCACCAGCAGCTTCACAGTCCCATTGCCGTTCCAAAGAGGGACAACCGTGATGTGCCCCACGCCTTCCACGCTGGTTCCCCACTCGATGTAGTCGTTTATGTTGCCAGAGGTAGCCGGTTGGCGCACCTTAAACAGCAGCCGTTCCCGGAGCTCATCGTCCGTTTCTTCGTCAAATCCATCGTATGTGGCTTTGGCATTGGTTACCCGGGTGATGCCGGGGATGCTCATGGGGATGATCGTAATGGCCCCGGCGGCCACGTTGCCTTTGGCACCATACTCCACAGCTTTCACGGGGATGTCTGCCATGGTGGTGACCTTGACGGTCTCCGTGGCCGTAAATTCCGTGCCGTCCTGGGTCTGGAACAGTGCACCCTGGGAGACAGTACCCGTGCCGGTCACAGTGACAGTTCCGATGGCCTGGACAGCTGCCCGTCTAAAGACGCCATGTTCTTCAGCGATGTTTTCCAGATAGTCTCCCCAGCTGGTCTGGGCAAATCCTGCCTGGTTCACCAGGGAGAGCTCTGCATAAGTTTTCTCAAATTCCACGCTGGTAGCATTAATGACGTCCCTGCCGAAGCTGCCTTCGATGGTGCTGTTTGGGTTCATGGCGGAAAGGTCCGCCGCCATGCGTTTCTGGATTTCGTCCTTGCTTTGTGTTTCAAACAATCCTATTCACCTCCTACTGTGATGGACGTACTGCCGTAGACGCTTGTCAGATTGACAGTCAGCGTCAGGTTTTCTCCATCCCTGACGGTTGTCTCGATGGCGTCCACGCTCTTGATGTATGGATTCACCAGGAGCCCATCTTTGATGTATCTCTTGATTTCCGTGGCGCTGATTTCGGAGTTGGACCTTGTGCCGATGAAACGTTCCAGTTCTGTACCATAGTTACCTTCGGCGTTGTAGTCGCCGTGGAGATAGGCCATGTAGCGATAGCGCTCCGTCTTCAGGGCTTTGTAGATCCAGACCTTCAAAGCCTCGTTCCCTGTGACCGTTTTCAAGCGGCCATCATTGTCGTGAACGAAGGTATCATGGGTAAAGTCCCATGCCAGTTCCTGGAGCTCCGGCAGGTTCGCCGTGTAGCTTTTGGCGGTCTGGGTGATAGGCCCGGCGATGAAAGGGTTCATTAAAATGCACCTCGATTCGGACGGACGATTTTGTCCAGGATAATGTATGTCTGGCTGGTGCCATCTTCGGATTCACACGGCATGATGGCAACCTTGTCACCAGGCTTCAGTGTATCCGTTGTAATCCAGGATTCCGAGTAGTAGTGATTGACTGTGTGGGCATGGCTTGCATATTGAGCGTCACCAGATCCTCCTGCTGCGTTTTCTGTGATTGTTTTTATATTCCCTTCTGCCGATCTCTTATATTGGGTCAGAAGATATTCACTTATATAACATTCGGCAGCTTCCAGAATGATGCTCTTGTATCTCACCTTGATGTTGGGCGGTGGCTCCAGGATGGTCCCGATCTGGATAACCGGGCTCTGGTTATTTCTCCCCACGCCGTTCATGATTCCAAGGAGCTCACTGTATGGGTTTTTCTTCATTGTGGCCTCCCTACATTCTCGACGTCTTGATGATTTTGCTCGGGGTCAAGTCGCCCATTTCGTTATAATCCGATCCATGGATGACCATATCCTGGCTGCTGCTGTTTCCAATGTAGCCGCCCTGGCCATCGTAAATGACCACATGGTCATTGTCTCCATAAACGATAACGTCGCCTTTTTCCAGCTGTGATGCGTCAAAATCGATTACTTGATCACCAGCATCGGCGCACAGCGTATCCACGTTGACAACCCCCGCTTGCTGCTCCTGTGCCAGGAACGGGCTGTAATAGCTGCCGACTTTCGTTGCTGCTTCCACACATCCTTCCGTTCCGTTATCCATGGTGGTTCCCAGCCAGGCATCAGCCCCCGTGTCTAATCCATCCGCATTTACAGTCGTACCACCAGTGCTTCCTTCTGTGGTGATCTCTAGACTTGCTTTCGGATCCAGATAACGCAGCGTCAGCTTCATCATGTGTCGGTTGTTCTCGATGGTATGAGAATCAGATACGATCAAGAAGGTCCCTTTCAGCTGCTCTTCCCGGATTTCAACCGCATATCCAGCAATGCACTGGATGTTGCCCAGGGCTTCGACCTCGCTATGCTCGCTTACGCTTTTCAGTAGGGCTTTGGCACTGGCCTGTGTATCCTGTTTGTTGTCGACTTTATACACGCCCTGAATCGTGCCATAGGCTTTGACGTCATTGGAGTTGGTCACAGCCCCGATTACATGGCCGTCCTTGTCAGTGATTTCCACCCGGTTGACCATATCCTCGATGCTGGCGCTGTGGCTGGCTGTGGTCAGATTGGTCATATCGGTGATTGCATACCCCTGGATGATCGTGTCAGCTCTGACGACGTTCAGCCGGTCCTGGGCATCTAGATAGATGTGATAGCTTTTCCCGGATTTCTTTCGTCCCTGTTCCAGGGCTTTCTTAATGATTTCCGTGCCGGTCATTCCGTCGGCCACAAAGTCGACGGTGTATGTCAAATCATCAGCCACACGGCCCAGGGTCAAACCGGCCTTGCTGGCTACCGTGGAGAGAACGTCCTTCACAGGCGCTTTCGAGAATTTCAACGTGTATTTGGATTTTGCCAGATAAATCAGCTTATCGTAGGCAACAAATTCCATCTCGTAGGAGCTGCTTTCCCGGCTCTGCATAAAGATTTTCCCGTGGAAAAGGTCAAACTGGCCGCCAGCCGTTGGGGCGATGCAGTAGTGCATAACCTCGTCCCCTAGATTGACTGTGGGGTTCGTCCATGCCTGGTCCTTTGTGGTATAGGCAATTTTAAAATTCAGTTTCCGGCCCGCCTGTTCCAGGTCCCCGGACCACTCATAGGAAATGATCCAGGGCGTGAGATCCACACCTGTGGTTACATCGAGAAGGCTAAATGATTCTGTCATTCACCATCACCCCCGATGCGGCCACCTTGATCAGGTCGCCCGGCTTCACGCCGCCTTTCTTACAGGCCCTCATGGCGGCTTCGATACAGCCCATGGGAGACGTCGTGCCAGATCTTACAGCACTGCCGATAGCTCTGCCGATATTCCCTGCCATATCCGTTCCGCTAGTTGCAGTCGTGCCGATGATGCCACCCGTGCCCACCATGGTATCAGGGCGGGATTTAAGCCCGGTCAGTTCGTTAATTTTATCGTTGGAAATCCCAGCGATGTACCGATACTCCCGAAAAGAGATGCTGAAATAGATATCGTAGGTCCCATCCTTGTATCCGTATTTCAGTGATTCGATGAGAAACGGAAGGTCGATGGGGCTGTCCGGCACAGTCAGCTGTACTACCTGGGCAGTTGACCGCCAGTTTTCCAGCTTATAAACATAGTCTTCCGGGCTTTCCGGGATAACATCCACGAAGCTGTAGTTCTGAGCCGGGAAAATCCCATCCAGGCTGATCTCATGGAGTCCCGTCTTGCCTGGCATGTTGTAGTCGCCATCAGCATTGATGGTCACAGTGCCGTTGTTCTGGGAGACGCTCGTTTCCACCGTTTCCGGCATGATCGGGAGCGTCATGGAGTCTCCATTGGCGCTCAGAATCACAGAGTTGACGTTCCCGGAAATGAGTCCGGCTATAAGCCCGCTCCAAAATTCATTCGCCATTAGATCGCCCCCTCCATGCGGTTGATGCTGAACTGCTTCAACTTAAATACAAGTTTTTCCATGATTCGGTCGACGTCTGCATCTTCCCGGACCACAATCTGATCAGCCAGCTTCGGGATGGTGATGCTCATGCCGCCTTTCCCGCTACCTTCTTTTCGGCCTCTCGCATATTCCTGCTTCAGGCTCTCAGAATGAGGAATAATTCGAGTGCCGGTGGGCAGGTCCATAATTTCGGGCCCTTGCTCGTGAATAAAAGTAGTTCCACCAGGAAGGCCCATAGTTCCGGTAGCGTGTCCTCCTAGGCTGAAGCTCGGCAGATGAATGCTGGACACGGCGCTCTTGATGCTCTCCACTTTGTCCAGGATCCAATCCAGCGCCCTGTGGGCTATCGTGGAGATCCCGTCAAAAGCCCCTTCGAAGATGGCTTTCATGGTGTTCCACCCATTGGTCCACATGGGGATCAGCGTCCCCGTGATCCAGTCAATCAGGGCGCTCAGTTTGCTCATAACGTTGGACACAACGCTGGTGACGACGGCATAGACCTGCGGGAAATTCTCCTTGACGTAGCTGACGATTTCATCCCAGTGGTTGTAGACAACAACAAGCAGCATCACCAGGGCTGTCAGGGCGAAGAAAACCGGGTTTGCGGCGACGGCAGCAGCGATACCACTCATGGCCGTTTTTACGATTCCAGCCATGCGCAGGAAGCCTCCGCCTACGAGACGAAGGGCGCCGGGAATGACCCGAAAGCCTTTCCCGATAATGGAAGCAGCACTCCTGATGTTACGGAAAGTCCGGGGTAATCTGTTGATAAAGATGCTGAAACGCCCCACAGCGCTGATGGATTTCCCTACGCCCAGAGTGATGGCTCCGAATGCTGCCACTACCTGGATGGCATGGACTGCAAAGGCTTTCTGCCCATCACTGAGCCCGTTCCACCAGCTTGTGAAGGATTTGACAGCCTGAGCGGTTGCCATGACCACAGGAGCGACGACTCCACGGAGATCCATGAGGGCGTTCTTCATCTGGTTCATGGCGATTTTGTTTTTCTCCGCCGGGGTCAGCATCTTGTTAAATGCCAGCTCCGTGGCTCCCATGGAGTCACCCATCGCTCTCTGTGCGTCTTTCAGCTGCCCCAGATCTTTGGTTAGGACCTTGAAAGCATTGGCCGCTTCGACTCTGCCGAACAGGTGCTGGATGGCTGTCTGATCATCGCCGACCTTTTCCTTGACTTCAGTTAGGAACTGGATCCATCCGACTTGTCCTAGGTGTTCCGGTGTGAAGTCAATCCCCATGGCTGCGGCTGTTTTAACCGTTTGCTGACTCTGTTTGGACACAGCGCTCAAAATACCCTGGAAGCCGGTGAAAGCCTCGGACGTCTGTACGCCGTTTTTAGTCAAGATCGCCATGCTGGCGAACAAATCGTCTGTGCTGACTTTGGCCAGGCTGGCTGCCGTGGCCACGGAACCAATGCCCTGAGCCAGGTCGCCGAAGGTGGTTTTGCCCAGGTTCTGCGTCATTAGCATCTGATCCGTGATTTTCCCGGCGTTTTCAGCACTCAGGCCGTAGGAGTTGAGCACTGTCGTCAGTCCGTCAATAGCCGTCGTCGTGTCGGTGAAGCCAGCCTTTGCGGCAATGGCTGCTGTCCGAACGAAGTCGGTCACGTGGGCCGTGTCAACGGAAGCGGAAATTGCCTGATATTCAGCTTCAGCCAGTTCGGTCACGCTCATGCCGGTTTCATCGGAGATCTGGCGAATCCCATTGGACAGTTGCTGAAGGCTGACTACGTTTGTATCCACCAGCGTGCTGACTTTAGCCATGCCACGTTCGAAGTCGCTGTGGAGCTTCAACCCGGCAGCGGCGGCAGCCATAATGGGCGCCATGGCCGTTGAAACCGTCGCTCCGACAGAAGACATTGTTCCGCCGATGCTCTTCAAATTCCTGCCGAATCGGTTTGTCATCTTTTCCGACTCCGTCAGGCTATTGCTGACTTTCTTCAGCACAGGACTGAACTGATCATGGAGCCGGATGATGGCGTCAATGACTCGTGCCATGATCGTCCCCTCCCTTCTTCAAAGATTCGATTTCTGCGTTCCGTTCTGCGATTTCGTATGCTGCGAACGAAAAAAGGACCTGTTTCTCCCGGATTGGCATGCGCTCAACCCGGGCCGGGTCCATATTGTGAAACCGGAAGAGGAAGTACATGCGCTCAACTTCCCCGTCCGTCTCTATCAGTTTTTTACTATTTCATCCGTTTCGTCCTGGCTCGTGTATCCGTTGACCTTGCTGATTTCCTGGGAAATATCACTGATTTCGCCAGCCAGGAACAGCTTTTTTACAAGGTCATTAGGAGAGGCCGCTCCGAATTTCTTCATCAATCCCTTGTCTTTCATCGACGGGTCCTTGATGCCTTCGACGCAGGTCCGAACAGACAGGGCATAGGTGTCGATGCTCTTCAGGCCGCCTTTTTTGTCCAGGTTTACAGCACTTTCCTGGATCTCGGAGTACAGTTCCGGGTCGATTGGTTGCAGTTCCAATTCAAAAGGAGCCCCCAGGGCTGCAGAGAGCCTGGGGATTTCCATCTTTTTAGTCGCCTTTTCTTCAATTTTCTTTGGGTCTGCATTAAGCAGCAGTGCGAGTACGCTCATGCTTTTTCTCCTTATTCTTCGTCAATCAGGTCAAGCAGGTCGAAATCCTCGAAAGTGAAGTTCTGATCTTCCTCGCCTACCTTGCCCAATTCCCAGTTGATCAGGTCGACGGCATCAAACATCACGCCGTACAGGGCAATCCGTTCAGCGCCCAGGGCATTGGGGTCGTCCAGCTTGCTGATCAGCGTGAATTTTACTTGCTTCCCTTCCTTGATTGCCGGGGCCAGCTTTTTAATCAGGTAGGAGCTGACTTTGTGCAGCTTGATGCTGCCTTTGGCTTCGTAGCCAGTGGTCTTGTATCCGTCAACCAGGTGACGGCTGCGCTTGATGGCCGTCTTCTGGGCGGTCAGGGTAGCTTTACAAGACATGACTTCGGCGATTTCATCGCCATCCAGCCAGAGCTGCCCATAGGAGCCATAAACGACTCGCTGAGTATCAACCTCGTGCATCTATATCCCTCCTTACTGAATCACGTTAGCTACTTCGATGTGTTCGATGGCATCCAGCATGGAGATAGTGGATTTAATGAACACATTTTCACCAATGTTTGCCTTCTTGATGGCCAGATCGGTCATGCTTTCCAGTTCGTCACGGGTGTATTTCCCTTTGGCTTCCAACCAGTTCTTCGTGGCTTCAATGTCGATTTCCGCCAGGTTCTGGCCGACTTCCAGGAGTCCTTCTTTTTCCAGCTCGTGGAAATAACCGTTGATGGCGGTCACCAGCAGGCACCGGTTGTCATAACTATTGGCGTATTTTCCGATGTAGCTGTCGTGCCCGGTCTGCTTGATGTCGTCGTGGATCATATCCATCAGATCAACCAGCTTGATTTTCTGGTAGCTGTTCAGCTTGCCCTGGACGGTACTCACGTAGGAGTTGACGCCCTTGCAGATCTTAATCTTTTCCCCGTCATTAAAGAAGAACAGTTCTCCATTGCCCACCTTTTCATCCCGTTCATCGCTGGTGTAGCTGTCGCAGGCGATCAGCTCAGGAGCCGGGGCATACGTGCAGGAGATGGTCATCGGAGTACCGCAAATGATGCCCGCTACTCTGGAACAGTACTGGGCAGCGGTATAGGTCTTGCTCTTCGTCTGAAGGCTAGTATTGGTGAAGTTCACCACGCCTTCGAAGTCGGCTGCTTCATTGGGCAGGACGGCCTTCACGGCCTTGTCCTTAACGGTGCGCATGGATTTAATCCAGGATGCCACGGTTTCAGCATTTTCAGCGGAAATTCCAGGAATTACCAGCCAATCAAAACGGACATTTTCCAGGGTTTTCAGAATGTCGGTGTAGGTGGTGTCTTTGACGGTATAAACAAGAATCTTTCTGGGGCTGGTCTGGTAACCTTTGAGAGCCAGCTGGATCTGTTCTACGTTGTCGGCAGACAGCCCGGATTCCGGGATATCGTCAACAGAGTAGATGGTCAGCGGCTCCAGCGGTTGGGTTTCGGTCAGAATCATGGCCAGGATGCCACGCTGACTGCGCTGGATGGCCGTGATGCCCCGTTCTTTAAACGTCACGATGACGCTAGGTGCTTTTTGAGCCATTTTCTCACTCCTTTAAAAGTTCAATATCTTGTTCGATATTCCCAATGGTCGGGGGATCTTCTTCTTTGCCATCGATGACGTCGTAGAAGGAAAAACTGAGAGTCGCAGAGAGAATATCTGCGTCTTTCCCGTTCGTTTCCGTCGAAATGCCGTCGAAGTTGAAAACCCTGTCGCCAACCTGGAGACCGAATGTGAAGAGTTCCCGGAGCCGCTTCCGCACCTTGTACAGCTCGATAGCAGAGTTCCGGTTCTTTTGGGTAAAGTAATCAATGTGTAGAGTGCAGGACCTTTTCAAGCTCCTGCTGTACACCATTTGAGGGCTGTCAAGCTCGAAAAAACGAAGGAAGAAGCACGGCAGCCGGAAGGACCTCTGGACATCGTCCAGGTTCACGTCCACGTCCGGCCACGCCGCCTTCAGCTGAGCTCTGACGGCCTTCAGGATATCTGTGTCGTCAATCATGATCAATCTTCCTTTGAATTTCTTCCATAAACCTCTCCATCTCTTGTCCGACTTCATCGGATGAATTGAATTCGTCGCATGCCTTTTCAAAAAAGTGCCTTCCCTGGACGAAACCGATGGTTCTTCCCTTCCGGGTGACCAGCTTGTGTCCCCGTTCCACCAGGTGATAGTGGGGCGCTGTGTTCCGTAGCTGATATTCCAGGCTGTCAATAGTCATGCCCTCGATTTCCGATTTCCAGGACTTGCTGAGCTTTCGCTTGTGATCGGTCCCGGAATCCGGGGTTTTCTCGATGGCTTTCTTTTTTAGCACGTCACCGGTCTTTTTGAGGTGCTTTTCAACCTCTTTCGGGTAATGCTGAGCGGCTTCCAGGATGTCGGTGTTTAGTTCTTCTATGCCCTTGATCGTAAAATCAGCCATGGTCAGGGCTCCCATCCGTCCTGGACAGATTCCGGAGGATCCCCACGAAGCCGTTCCACGCACATCAGCTCCAGGGATTCATGCTGCATGTCCGGGTCAGAAATATAGGTAACCAGGTAGTGATGATCTTTGTATCCCACCCAGCATCCGTCCGTGATGCCCTTGCGATAGCGGATCACAATCTTGACGGTGGCGTCGTTCCGGTCGGTCCCATCCTCCTTGTACTGAATGCCCCGAGTAGGAGCGATCCAGGCAGAAACGTTGGAGTACAGCACTCTATCCGTCTGAAGGTCCAGGTCGGTCCCTGCTGTTACCATGGGCCGATAGATGGTCACCTTTCGGTTCAGTAGCCCAGGATTGCAGATCATTCCGTCCTCACCGCCTTTTCGGGGTATGCATCAGACATTTCAATCAGGTGCAGCATACTCGTGATGCTGTGGTTGTATTCCTGGACGTTGGATTTGGACACCAGCGTCCGGTCGGAATACCAGTGCGACACCAGAAGCTTTGCACAGGTCAGCATTAGAGGGGCGTCTGTGCTTTCCGTCCATTCCTTCCCTGTACTGTTCACGATGTATTCTTTCGCAGAGCTCATCAGGGATTGGATGAGAGAGTCATCGTCCGTCAGATCAGAGTCGACATGGAGATAGTTTTTGAAATCTTTGAGTTCCATTCTCTTCCCTCCTCAAAAGAGGCGGGAGAGGGTTAGGCCCCCGCCTTGTTGATCAGCACCAGGCCGTTAGCGTCAACAACTTTGCCGTCATACAGGCCAATGCTCTGATAAATGCGGTTTCTGGTGGCGTTGTCGACGTAGGACACAAGGTCCATGGCATAAGCTACATTCAGGATGTATTTGCTCATATCAAAGGCAAAGGCAACAGTGTTCCCGGCTTCGGCGGTATCCAGGGACGGCAGGAAGTCGGTGAAGACAACCGGTTTTCCTAGGATCCGTGCAGCAGGAGCTCCGTCAATGCCATAGTTCACATGGGCGATGGGCTGGCCAGCAGTATCAGTAATCCCAGTAAAGTCAAGGAAAGTGGACTCGTTCATTACCAGGACGGAACCGCTCTTGTATGCGGAAGGAATAGCCTTCAGAATGCTGATCAGGAATTTGTAATCCGGAGCTTTGGTGGTCAATTTCGCAGCAGGAGTAGCTTTGATGATGCCAGTAGGCTTGCCAGTGCCGTCGCCGGAAATGATGGCTTCTTCCAGAGCCAGAGTCATCGCTTTAGATACATCCTGGACCAGGGCCTGTTCGAAAATGGCCATGCTCTTGATTTGAGCCTGGAAGGTCAGGCCGACAGCTGCAGCCAGCTGATAGCCAGCAAATGCAATGGACTGGGTCTTCTTTCCATCCGGAGCGATGGAACCGCCTTCGGTCATCCATTTAGCAGTAGCTTCCAGGGTGGAGGTGGGAACGGTCATGCCAGCAGGATAGTTCAGGTGGCGAACCAGAGGCAGGATGTTCCCGTATTTCATCATCTTTTCCACGATTTCGTTCAGCACGGGAACGGGGATCACAGCGCCGTTATTTGCGGTAGTCGCAACAGCCCGGAACATGGGATCCATCTTTCCTTCCAGTACATAGTCCATAAAGGCCTGACGATATTCAGGCGTGCTGGCGAAGGTTTTCGCATTCACAACAGGTGCCTTTTTCGGAGCGCCAACATCAGCCAGGATGTTCCCAGCATAAGCACCGTTGTCCATCTGACTTGCGATGCTGTTTCTCAGCAGTTCTGCCTGCTGATCTTCCTGGGCCTTCTTCAGCTCAACATTCAGGCCTTCCATTTCCTTCTGGATGTTCTTCAGCTGTTCCACAGTGGCCGTCTTGGAGCGTTCCAGCAGTTCAGTTTTCTTCTGGATGATTTCAGTGATAGTCATTAAGCATTCCCTCTTTCTTTTTTCAGGCATTAAAAAAGCGCTGCAATCTGGATCCGCAGTCGCTCTTTAATCAGGTTTTCTTCTTTTTCTCTAGCTAGTTGGAAGCTTCGCTGGACGGCCGCTAGGGAGGTCGCCTCATAGGCAGGAAAGTCAACGGCAGAGACGTCAAAAAGGTTCCGCATGGTCTTGATGTGCCGCATGTGGTTGTCCAGATCATAGTCCACATCCTGGGAATATCCCCCGAAGCTCATTTTGTTGACGTCGCCTCTTTTGATCAGGGCATACAGGTCCTTCCCGGCAGTTGTAGGTGCCAGTTTTGCCCGGATTTTCAAGCCGTTCTGGTCCGGAGTCACCTGCAGCGTGCCGTTTGTGGTCCTTGCCAGGACCATGCCTTCCGGGCTGTGGTTGTACCTCAGCACAACATTGGACAGGTCTGCTGCGGCAAAAGCTCCTCTTTCAATGACTTCTTTGTACTCTGTCCCGTCATCATCGGTCCATAGAACTGTAGGAGAGTCGTAGACGGCAGCATAGCCTTCGATGACCATGTCTTCGTCAGACGGCTTGACGTCAATCTGCCTGATCATCAGTTGGTCCTTGTTCATCCTTCTCACCTCCCTTCTGGGAATCTGCCTGGCTCATCTGATATTGGCTCACGATGTCCGTGTTCGCCACGTTCAGTGTCTGGACACGGTCGTCTCCGTCAGCGATGGGCGGCAGATTCATGATTTCCAGGCTCTGGTTGGTGGTCAGGATGCCAAGTGGCCTGAGTTGTCTGATCAGCTCGACTTTCGTTGCGGTATCCGCATAAGTGAGCCGATTGGCGTCGAACACGATTTCATTCCCAGCGGCAATTTCATCCGGAGTGAAGAGCTTCCGTGTGAACTCCTGGCTCATCTGGATGGAAAACGGTTCGATGACGGATTCGAAGAATGCGCTCCAGGACGTTTCATCATAGACTCCTTCTGCGATTGGTTTAGACACGCCAAAATAGCGATAGATGTTGTCCCGAACGAATTCAAGCTGGGCCGTATCGGCCGCCTTCGGTTCACTGTCCACCGGTGTGAATTCCATGGTCCCGTCAGTGACCACCATGCCGCCCTGGGCAGGGTCCTTCAGATTCTCGTTGAGCATCTTTGCCTTGCTTTTCCAGGCTTCCGTCCCTGCCTGACCGGCGATTTTAGCAATGCCACGGATTCTCCCAGAATTTTCCACAACGTTGTCGAAGCTCTGTTCCAGCTTTGTCAGCATGGCCATGTGGGTGGCCAGGTTATCGTCTGTATCGGCAAAAATTTCGCCCTGCTGAAACATATTCCGAAGATGGATCAGGTCCGTGTACGGGATGGTCCGTGTGGAATGAGTCCCGCCATAGCGGAACATGATGTAGAGGTTCCCATGGTCGTCTTCCCGGGCTTCGCAGCTCTGATATTCCATGGGCCACAGGCTGATAACATTCCGCTGCCGGTCTCTCTTGATGTAGGCAAAGGCGTTTTTGTTGGCGATTGCCTTCGTCGCCAGGTTGTAGAGGAAGCTGTAGGCGTTCATGTACGGGTTCGGGGAAAGGGCCAGCAGAGTTTGAAACTGGCTGTTTTTCGCCGGTTGCTTCTTTCCCTTTTTCATCACTACATGGTTCGGATGCAGCTTTGCCACATGAGTGGCCACACGGTCGATGCAGGTCTTGATCAGGATATCTTTGGAGTAGTCTTCCATGGGCACGAAGACGTTGCTCCAGCCGTTGATCATCTGGAACTGCGTGGTGGTCTTTGGCTCTTTGGTGCCTCCGAATACAGTGTCGAAAGCGCTTCTCAGGATTCCTTTCATAGTCTCACCTCCTTCCTAGATTTCGTCCTTGTGGTCAAGATAAACACAAAACGCATCCAGAAAGCTGCTGTAGCCGTCGATGCGTTTCCTCAAGTTTCTGTTTTTATAAGGTTTTACGTTGCCCTGGGTGTCCGTAACCGCTTCTGTATTGAGCAAGCACCACAGGAGCACCGGGTTGTAGTTGTACACGATTTTCCGCTTTTTGAACCAGGCTTTGGAAAGGTACATCTGGGACGAAAGGCCCTTGAAGTTCTGCTGGACTTTTTCTGTTAGATCCTTCCCGAAGTTTTCTTCCAGGTCTTTGGTCAAGTACTGGGCGTTGTAGGCATCGTAGCCTATTTTATAGGCGTATACATTGTGCTCTGCCTGAAGTTCCTGGAACCAGTTGACGACTTCTTTTTGGTCAATAACATTCCCTGGGCAGGTTCTCACCCATCCGTTGCGGATCCAAACGTCGTAGGGCACTTTATCCTTTTCGATATGCTCCTGAAGGGTATCTTCGGGGATCCAATACATCTGATGAACCATCAGCTTGGGTTCATCCGTCTCCGGATCATTCACAGGGAAGGCAGCGGTCGCACATGTGAGGTCAGTGGTCTCGGACAAGTCGACGCCGCCAAAGAAATACATCCCTGAGAGATCGTCCAGGTTGAATGTCTCTTTGTTTTCCACATCTTCCAGGTTGAAGAATGTATCCCGGGCGTTCTCCCTGAAGTTGAACTGCTTCACCAGCAGGTCACGCATGGTTTTTTCATCCAGGGTTGCACGGTTAAATTCCCGTTCCAGCTGCTCTGGATTCTTGCTGACGCCCAGGTTCGGGTTGGCCTTTATCCAGTTGGACGGATCCACGACTTCTTCTTTGGAATCCAGCTCGTAGATGATCGGAAGGGTTGACTCGTCGACATATCTGCCGGTGCTGTAGCCGTCGATGATACTCATGTATTCGCTGTACTTTGTGTCGAAAAGGCTGTCCCTTTCGTAATAGCCGCCTGTTGACATGATTACAGTCAAGGGCTGGCTCCGTGCGTAGGTGCCGCCTTTCAGGACATCGTACATGTTCCGGTCCTTGATGGCATGAAGTTCATCCAGGAACATTCCGGAGACGTTCAACCCATCTAGGGAGCCGGAGTTCTTTGACAGCGGGACGAATTTCCCGCCGTTTTCCTTGCATTCGATCAGGTTGACCTTTGGCCGGAGGTATTTTTTTAAGCTGGCGTCATGATTGATCATTGAAATGGCGTATTCCCAGACAACCTTTGCCTGAGACCTGTCAGTTGCTGCCGTATAGATTTCCGGTCCATCTTCGCCGTCAGCCAGTAAAAGATAAAGGGCCATAGCTGCACCCAGAATGGATTTTGCGTTCTTTCGACCGATAAAAAGAAAAACCTCTCTGTACTGCCGGATGTTCTGATCATTGACGAAGCCGAAAGTGGCTTCCACCAGGGCTTTTTGCCAGAGCTCCAACTTGAATCGAGGGGTTCCCCTCATCTTTGGAATGCAGCAGAAAGTCTCGATGAATGTCACAGCTCTGTCAGCTGCCTTTTTGTCAAAATGGAATTTCCCAGGATGCTGGATGTTCTTTGTCAAATGTTGATAGACTGCTTTTAACTTTTTACAGGATTTGATTTGTCCCGATTGGAGCACATTGTTATATTCTTCGATGGCTGATGTCATTTGTTCAGGAAAGCTTTCAGTTCATCTGCTCCTTCCTGGTTCGGAGCGATATCTTCCAGCTTCTTCAGCGTGGCCAGGAGTCCATCCATGGATAGCTTGTATGCCTTGAGTGATGCCGATGCCATCGTGCCGGATTGATTCCTTCCGTTTTTGTATACGTCAACATACCCTTCTTTCTGGATGATGTGCTCCAATTCATCCAGGGATGCCATGAAGAACGCTGCTCTTTTGATGAGGAGTAGTGCTTCTGCTTGTCTCGGGGAGCCACTGAAAATTTTCTTCAGCTGGTTAATGTACCTGGTTTGGGCTCCTCGCCTTGTTTTTTCGTCCGCCATCCATTTCGCCTCCTTTCACATTGATTACACCCCTTCTGGAAACCGCCTGTATCGCACGCAAGAGTGGGGGGCGGGTCGTTTTGCTCCCGCCGAAAAAGCTACCCCGGGGGGGTGGGTCAGCGCCGCCGCTCCTTTTCCCGAACAGCCACCACATGCCCCTCGCTGTCGTAGCTGTAGCTTCTGCTGCTGGCTCCCTGCTCGAAGCGATGGTGCAGCTTGTTGTGGCAGTCGTTGCAAAGCAGCATCAGGTTCCTCGGGTTGAGGCTGATGCTCGGGTTGTTGATGTTGTCCGGAGTCAGCTCAATGATGTGGTGCACCTGATGTGCTCCAGGTCTTCCGCATTTATCGCAGATAAAATGTTTCTTTTCTCGAATCAGCCTGGCTAAATCCTTCCACGCTTTTGAATCATAAAACCGTTTTGCAAAATCTCTTGCCATTTTCTTTTCCCAAAAAATCCTTTCTAAAAAATCCCTCCACGAAAAAAGCCCTCGCATTTGCGGGGGCCGTTTCCGGTACGTTGCTTAAATCTTTAGAAAGGAGGTGAACATCATGCGAAGCAGGGACGAGGGTCGTTTTGTCTCTCACTTCTTACAGCTTACATGATATCACGAGAGACTCCTACGATTCACTACGCACTTTTTCTCTCTCATCAAAAATCCTATCAAAGACATTGAGTCCTTTTTTGTGGAGCAGATAAGTCTGGCTCTCTTCATAGCCAATTCGCCGCCCTGGATGTTGTCTCCACCGTTGCCAAAGCAGTCATCAAATCTTCCCTATCTTCTTACCTTCAGCTTCAATGATTTCCAGGATGAGAGTTTGCAGTTTCTCGTATTGTTTCCTCAGTTCATCATCAACCAATGGATATCTGGCTATAGCTTCACTCATATCCAGCAGGATGCCAATCCGTTTTCCGGAGCATTTGGCTGTCAGCCATTGCTCTGCTTTCACTTTGTCCATCATGTCCATCTCTCCCGTCAAGGAAATAAAAAAGACGCCCTGACGGACGTCTTCAATAAGCATATGAAGAAGGGGCCCATGCCAGGCCCCTTTCCTCCTAGGTTGTGGATCTCAGGAGGCATTGAGTAGGAAGTGCAGGAGCTCGGCAGATTTCAAGTCTGCTGCCCCCCAAACTTTCACACTACTATTGTACCATGTTAAAAGCGGCATTTCTGTCGATTTCTGTCGAAATGTGTGCCTAGAGAATTTCACCCTGTTCCTCGCTGGTATCCAGCTCCAGTACTCCCTGGATAGGAGAAGCCTCTGCCCCGTAAACAATTCCCGTTAGGATGTCCAGGGCCCTGCTGTACTGTCGCCGACAGTAGCTGGTGTCCTCTTCTCCCAGCCGGTTGGCGATCTGTACCCAGGTCAGCCGGCGGGTCTTGTATCCGCTCTTCCATCGAAGAATCCTGGCATAGTCTCCCGGCATCCGTTGGAGGCCTTTGTCCACCCGTTCCATCAGCAGCTTTTGGTCATAGAACTTTTTCTTTTTGGCTTCCAGCCGGGTTTCCAGTTCTTCCTGGCGCAGGCAGAAGGATTCTTCCGGGCTGGCCTTGGAACCCCCGCCATTTTCGCTGTCAGGGCCATATCTGGTTGTTTTCGGTCCCGGGATAGTATGGAGTGCAGCCGTATCCTGGATGATTTCTTCCTTGAGGATCTCCAGATTGGCTTGCAGTTCATAGCTGCATTCCAGGGCATATTTGATTCTCTTTCGATATTTCTCCTGCACCATCCTGGGGATGCACCTCCTATTTTTTGTCTTCTTTGCCGTACAGATATTCTCGCAGCATCTTGATACACTGGATGGCTTTGTCCAAATCCTGCTTCCCGTTTTTACGGGGATAGCGGTACAGGTATTTGACCGCGCATCCCAGTAGGTAAGCCTCCACACCGGTGGCCGTAGACGTCATGATTTTCACCACTTCGATGGCTTCCACTCCACGAAAGGTATAGTGATCCGGGTGCTTGATCATATCCCCTTCCCGTTTTTTCGGGGGGTCGGTATATTCTTCCCGTAACATTTTAATGCACTCAATCGCCAGGTCCAGGTCATGTGTTCTGTTCCTTCGAGGATAGCGGTAGAGCAATTTTATGATGGCTCTCATCAGATAGCCATCTTTACTTTCGGCTTCCCCGTCCATGATTCGGACAGCCTCGATGGCTTCCCTGCCCCTGAAAGTGTATTGGTCCGGGTGCCGGATTAAATCTCCCATAGGCTTTTTCATCTTGAGATGGTAGGGACATTTGGCCGCAGCCTTCTGGATGGTGTCCCGATAAATCCGACAGCGATAGAGGACGCAGAGCCTCTTGCCGTCCCAGAAGAAATCTTCAAGGTCACAGTAGTCACATTTCACACAGCGTTCCTGTTCAGTGTTCATCGAATATGATTCCTCCTCATAAAATCCCGCATGCACCGGTAGGTGCAGAATCTTTTTACCTGGCGCATGTAGTAAATCCTCCAGGGCCATTTGCCTGTAGTACCTTCGAAGTAGGTCAATTGGCAGTTGGCACACTGGTGGAAAGTACCCACATAGCTCAGCTTGTAAGGGTTTTCACTCATAAGCAGCTCAACTCCCTTGAGATGACATTCTCCTCATTTTTCAACCTTTCCCGCAGCTTGCTGATCCGGTCCAGTGCCTGGATTAGCACGTCATGTTCCTGGCTCCTGGTGGCCGTTGGATTAATTTTCATGGACAGATAGGCAAACTCTGCTTCCGCAGTCCCCAATGCATTGCTAATGTTTTGAAGATTGACTTTGAGTTCCAGAAGGGTATCATTCATTTATTTTCCTCCTTTGCAAATTCAGCCATAACCTTTGCAATATGGTCAGTCACCCTCTTAAGCCGGACGTCCCCGAACCCGAATTCCGCCCTCAGGGCATCCCGGCAATCACTGATGCCCAGGTTATAGATCTGGCTGCTATACTCAAGCAGCCAGAGGCGGAACGCTGGCAGGCTCATAGCCTTGATACGCTTCAGCTCCTGACGGCTCACGCCGGGGATCCTGATTCCCTGTTCCATTATGACAGCGCCTCCTTCATTTTCCGCCAAACAAAAGGAAAAGGACCAGAAAGTCCATAATGATAAACCATAGGACCAGCAGCGCAACGGCTGCTGCAGCTATTATGGGCATCCATTTCCAGCATTGATTCATGGCTTCCTTCCCGCCTCCCATTCACGATAAAGTTTGAACCAGTCTTCGGCATCCATCGTAACCTTCCACCCTGTCTTATTTTTTCGGTGAAATACCGTTGGAATATTTCCCGTGGTCTTTGCTGCATCCCGTCTTGCCTGGTCAAGGGCATCGTCAATGTTGAGGTGCTCCACACGCTTAACCTCGATATGGATACCGGGCATCCCAACCACATCGGCAGTGCCTTCGGGACTATTGCCACAGAACTGCGCGGAGCGATGAGCCTCATAGCCTTCCGCCCTGCAGAGCCTAGCGACTTCCAGCTCTCCCTTTTTGCCCTTTCTATTTCCATTTGTCATTGCTGCACCTTCATTTCCTAGTTTTTAACTTCTGTTTTGACTTTTAAACTTTTAAAATTCAATTCAGAACCACTGTCCATATGTCTGAAGAAGTAGGGAGAGGGGAAATGTGTGTGGGAAACGTAGTCCCACACATTTACCCCCTACTTCCTGACATATGCAGTAATGGAAACACTATATATATAACTGTATTTCCAAATTCTTTAGCACTCTAAATCGCTAATTCTTTCAACGAGCCCATTTTTAACTTTGAACCCACCATTTTGGTTTATATAATTTTTCACGGTTCGTTCAGACTTAGAAAAATACCTTGCCATATCCGACAGTTTCGCTTTCCCCGCCTCGTTCGCATACGCTTCAAAAGCGATTTCCACACTGTCAACATTCTTGGCGGCTTCTTCCTTCTTCGCCTTGTTCGACTGTTCCCTACCCTTGTGATAGACATCAGCCAGGCTGCCCTCTTCCATGGCGTCCTTGAGCATGCCCGCGTCATCAGCCACATGGACGGGATAGCGAAAGAAAACATTGACTGGAGGAAAGGACGGAAACTCTCTTAGCGTCCCTGAGATGCGCCAAGCCGTCGCAATATCGTCCGGGTCCTGGTCCTTCACCTTGAGCTGGATCATGTCCAGCATGGCGTCCGGATCACGGGCGAAAACGCCGGACCCGCTGGCGCGGTCCATGGACTTCTTGAGCCCTTGACCGCCCTTGCTGTGATGGTGGCAGTAAATGACAGCACAGCCGAGTTCCGTGCAAATTTTGTCAAATTGGTTGCAAAAATGGGCCATCTGGTCAGCGCTGTTTTCGTCCCCTGTAATGACTTTATAAATGGGGTCAATGATGATGGCTATGTAATCCGATTCCTGCGCCCTGGCAATGATTTTGGGCGCTAGCTTGTCCATCGGGACACTTTTCCCGCGCAGGTTCCAAATTTCAACGTTATAATCAGCCTCGTGACCAATGCCAAGGGCCTTCCCCACAACGTCAAAGCGGTCAAAGCAGGATGGCTCATCAATCTCAAGGTTGACGTAGAGGACCTTTCCTTTTTCACAAGGAAAATGTCCCAGCCACGTCGTACCCGATGCGATGGCCATGGCTAGCTCGATGAGGGCAAAGCTCTTTCCGGCCTTTGAAGGTCCTGCAATGAGCATCTTGTGTCCCTGCCTCAAAACCCCGTGGATGAGTTCGTCTGCTTTGGGTGGAAGCCCCTTGTCTTTTGCCTCTCCAAGATTCTTGATGAAGGGCATGTCGTCATTGGTATTCTCGATCCATTCCCGCCACTCGTCCCAGGATTCCTTTCCAAGGTTTGTGCCAATAAGGAACTGTTTCTTGCCGCCTCGTTTGACGCCAGGAAGCCGGGAAAGCCTAGATGGATTCTTATTGGCCGTGTCGATGGTAAGGCCGTTCTTTTCGCAGATTTTGTACAGAAAATCAATACGCTGCCGATATTCTTCCGCATTAGCTGCATCGACCTTCACAATGGCATGAATGCTTTTTGCGCCGCTGTAGGTCAGGGTTGCCACCGGCAGCTGCAGTTTTCTGATAGCCTCGTTCTGCTTAGCCAGGGAAAGGTCGTCGCATTCGACCAGGGCGTATTTAAAGGCGGTCACATTTTCGTTTTTGACGCCGTGTCCATCCAGGGCATTGATGCGGATCCACATCCCCGCCTGCGGGTTATAATCTCCAAAGACAGCGCCAATGTCGCCGTTGCACTTTTCAAGCTGCGTGATGAGCGTGCCGCTTGTCCTGCTCGTATAACCACTATTGGCGGGAATGAATTTGTCCGTGTCATCCTTACGCATACTTTCGTTGACGTAGCCGACATGGTCTGAAGCATCGAAGAGTGTACGGAGAAAGGTGATGATTTCCTGTACCGGTTTCCAGTCCCCCTGTGGCTCCCTAAATGCCTCACCTTCAAGGAGTTTCGGATTGATGATGATCCCGCTTGATGGATCTTGACGAATTTCATCATCCCACGAAAGGGCGCGCCCTGCTTCCCGCTCCTTTGGCTTCCATCCTCTCTCCTTTGCCATCATGGTGATGGTGGCTCCCGTTACGGGATTGGGAGAGCCGCGAAAGCCCTCCCATTTCTTGCTGCATTCACCGGAGTGGTAACGGACACTGTCAAGGGCGCTCCAGTTGTCCCACGCACTAAGAGGATAGCCTTCTTTCTGGAGGGCCATCCCTACCTGCAGCCATTCCTGGTAAGAGCAGGAAGTTGGATCAATAAAATTGAGCACGCCTAAAAGGTCAAATTGCTTCATGATTCATTCCTTCTTGAGGATTGTAGGCAGCGGGGATGATGCCAGACGGGATGCGCCAATCATTTTCCGCGATACGGCCAATCATGCTGCTTGCCGCGGAAAAGCTCCAAGTCCCAACATGAGAAAAGCCTTTGCGTTCCAGAAAACGGATCTGCTTTGGCGTTGAAAGGCCATTCTGTTGGCGCATCTTGAGCCGTTCAATAAGCTGCGTTGCAAGGCCTGCATTTTCTACCGTGTCCGGTGCGATTCCGTGGGCTTCAAGGTATTGCAGCTGCTTTTGCGTCGCAGGGCCCTTTTCCCACATGAATGTCGGTTCGTATCCAGCAAGATCCCCTGCTTCGATGGAAAAGAAATATTGAATTGGGTCCACCAGCTTACGTTTGCGTTCACGCATGGCCTTGAGCTCCTTGGCTAGACTAGCTTCCCGCTCAGCTACAGCATCCCTTTCTGCTTCATCTGCAGCTTCTTCAATATCAAGGGCCATCCCAGCGCTGTCTTCAAGGCGCTTTGTCATCTTTTCTGCAACCTTTTCGTCCTTGCAAACGAGAGATGCTGGCCTGCAGAGGTTATGACGCTCAGTAAGCCATAAAAAATCCAAGAGGAGTAAATCCTTTTTCCCTGGCGCAAGTCTGCTCCCCCGCCCCACCATTTGCTGGTAAAGGCTGCGTATCTTTGTTGGACGAAGGACGACAACACAATCCACTGCGGGACAGTCCCATCCTTCCGTGAGGAGCATGGCGTTGCAGAGCACGTTGTATTCCCCGCGTTCATAGGCATCAAGGACTTCGGCACGGTCTGCACTGTTTCCATTGACTTCTGCCGCCTTAAATCCATGGCGGTTCAGGATATCCCGGAAAGCCTTGCTCGTTGCCACAAGCGGCAGGAAAACAACGGTCTTCCGATTCTTGCAATATTGCTCCATTTCGGTGGCAATGGCTTCAAGATATGGTGACAGGGCATCCCCCAAATCACCTGCTGCGTAGTCCCCGTTTGCCATCTTGACGCCCCCAAGATCGATATTGAGTGGCACTGTAAGGGCCTTGATAGGTGACAGATATCCTTCCTTGATGGCTTGCGGGAGGGAATATTCATAAGCGATGTTGTCAAAATACTCGCCCAGGCACGCCACATTTTGCCTCTCAGGCGTTGCCGTGACGCCTAGGACTTCCGCATTAGGGAAGTGATTTAAAACCGTCTGGTAGCCATTCGCAAGGGCGTGGTGGGCTTCGTCTACAATGATGGTCTGGAAGGTATCAGCGGGAAAGCGGTTTAAGCGTTTTTCCCGCTGCATGGTCTGGACGCTGCCGACAGTGATCCGAAAAAAGCTGTCCAGGGAAGTTTCGCTTGCCTTTTCTTTGCTTGTCATAAGGCCCGTTGCTTTTAGGATCTTATCCTGGGCTTGAGTCAATAGCTCATCCCGGTGGGCAAGGATGAGGACCTTTTTGCCACGGGCCACGGCTCTTTTGGCCACGTTTGCAAAAACGATGGTCTTGCCGCATCCCGTAGGAAGAACAAGGAGCGTGCGCCTGTGTCCACGCTCCCAGTCTTGTTCAATGGCCTCAATCGCTTGCTTTTGATACGGCCTGAGTTCCACTTAGAAGGCCCCAGGTGTAAAGCTAGCTCCATTCACAGGCTTTGGAGCAGGCATATGCGGGTCCCTTTTAGGGGCTTTGTCAGGTTCGATGAAGTATGCCACGTTGTTGTAGGTCTTGTCATTAAATTCGCGCGGCGCCATGTGGCACCAGCCTTCAAGGCCTTGGAGGTTCCAGCGCATATGGAGTGGTTCATGCTTCTTTTTAACACCAATGGAAAGGAAGAAGGTAGCAAGCTTCCATTCCTGGCTGCTGTGAAGGAAGAGATTTGTGGTCACTTCCACTGGCTCCGTCGCTGCGGGATCATTGGGGATGACCATCAAATGGATGATGGCCTTTGGGCAGGGCGGGATCTTGCTGTTTGGGTTCTTCGGTTCATACATGGACCGCTCCACTTCTTTGATAACGAAGGGGTAATCCCCTTCTTCAAGGAGGGTGTAACTTTTGTTCCCGCCTTCAGCGGTGATTTCGTCTTCCCAACCAAATACCTTATCTTCAACCACGGTTCCCATATTTTCAAAACTCATTTTCATTTCCTCCTAAATTTTATTAGCAACAATAAACGATTTAAGCTGCGGCCAGGCACCAAGGATGACGCCTTTCAAAAATTCGATGTCATAGTCCATGATACTGGTTTCTTCCGGGTAGTAGCCCCGCGCAGCAACGGCGCGGCGAACATCTGTTTCTGTCATGCCTTCCGTTTTTAAAAGGTCAAATACCTGCTTGATGACAGCTTGCTTTGGATCTGCTGCAGCAACTTGAGCAGCTGTGGTGATAACTTTCGGTTGCGGAACAGGCGATTCTGCTTCAGCAGGATTATCCTGGATATCCCAGAAAGCTTCTTCTTCGGGAGAAGGATCAGGCGGCAGAGGAACACTGCCTTGCGGAGAATCAATAACCACAGGCGGTTCCCCAAGGTCTGGGATATAAGGCGCAATGCTTGCATATTCGAAGGGCACTTCTGGCGGCAGGCACCATCGGTTTTTGGCGTCCCAAGTGCTGGCGTGTTGCGTATACATAACCCGCTTCCCGCCAACGCCTTTCTTTTTATTGGTCGTCTGGTCTGTCATGATGATGGTCTTATAGTTGGCAAAAAGGAGGGCATCTGCCCATTCCTTTACGATGGCTGCCGTCTTGTTCGTTGTCTTGCTGTTGAGCTTCAGTTCCCACCGATCATAGGCTCCCATCTCATCCGGCTGCTCAAACTTTCGGATCTGAGCATGAGCATTAAGGACCACGTTGATGCCTGCTCTCGTCACTTCATTTAAGGCTTCCAGAAAGCGGGCAAAAGCTTCCATAAGCTTTGTATAGCCACTTCCATAAGCAAAGTCCTCGATGGAGCTTTTCTTAGCTTGGGCGCAAACATACTGAATGCAGAGCTTTTCTGCCCAGTCCACCGTATCAATGACCAGAGTCTTGCATGGCTTTTCCTTCGCGATTTCTTCGATAATGCCATGGAGCATGGCCCAGGAATTGATGTCTGGAATGCGCTTGACGTCGAGCTGGCTGGTGCTATCCTCGATGTCAAGGAAAAGAGGGTCCGGGAAATGACTTGCAAATGTCGATTTTCCAATCCCTTCAGGACCATAGACAACGACCTTTTGCGGTCTCAAAACGATTCCTTTGCTGATATTAAGCATGTGAGGTTCCTCCTTTTTTCTGATTCATGTAGGCCCTAAGCTCATCATTTGCACGCTGATAATCTTTTTCTTTGTGAGCAAGGATGCCTTTCATATACTCAACCTCATGCGGACGAAGCAGGGGATCCTTCATTTGATACTGCGTTTCCTGCAGTTCCTCCCACGCCCTTTTTTGTGCAATCATGAGAGATTTTAATTTCAAGTCTCTTTCCATCAGAATGTTCCTGCCTTCCAAGCTGGTTTGACGACAGGCTCTTCGCCTTTGACCATACCATCTTCGATGATGACGCTGCATTCATCGCCAGTAGAAACGCGGGTGGCAATCACCTGTAGACCTTCCCGTTCAAGCCAGGCACCAAAGTCCTGGAGCGTGTCCGTGTCCATCTGTTCGAGTTTGTCCATGAGTACGAAACCGCAGTTTGGATTGAGCTTCCTCACGATAGCCGTGGACACTTTAAGCTGTTCGCTAGCGCTCATACCATCCCAGGGAAGTCCTTTGTATAGGAGCTTGCCATCTTCCACAGAAAGGCCAGGGAGCGGGAGGTCGGCCCCATCAAGTAGGGAACGACGGTCAGCACGGAGCCTTTCCAGTTGCCCCGTGAGTTCTGCATATTCATTTCCATACCGTTTTGCTTCTTCGACGGCCTTCTTGTGTTCCGCATTTTTCCGGATCTGGGCGTTGATCATCTCAACTTGCTGCAGGTTTTTCTCGATCTCTTCCGTGGACTCGTCCTGGAGAGTAGCAACGTCCTTGCCTGCGGTTTCAACATCACGGTCAATGATTTCCTTTTGGCTTCTTGTCTGTTCCAGTTCACTCATAAGAGCGTTGATGCGATTGGCAAGGTCCGTCTGTTTGCGCTGAAGATCAGAGAGATGGAACCGTTTTTTTTGATTCTCCCCATTCCTTGCCAGGATAGCCTGTTGCTGTTGGATGAGTTCCATGGCACTGATAGGCTCTTCTGGGGCTCCTGGGAAGGTCTGCATATCGGCAGCCGCCTTTTCCTTGCGTTCTTTAATGCGTCCAACTTCTGTGCGTTGGTAGTAGATCCTGCGGATATCGTCATCAATGGCCTGGAGCTGGTCCCCTACACCAATGATCTGCAGCAAGGTGTCCGCTTTTTCCTTGTCCGTCGCCTTTAAAAAGCTTGGAAGGTCCAAGGCCAACTGACTAATAAACTCCTTGAGGAGGGACTGACCACTCTTATTGCCATTACTGTCAATGACCTTGAGAGCGCTGTTTTTGCCCTTCCGCTCTACAATAATGCCATTATCCAGCTCAATGTGAATCGCAGGCGGCACCAAGGCCCCTTCCCTTGCAGGGACGGACGGTTTATAGCGGTCGCCGCCAAGCCCCCAAGCGATGGCATCAAGGACGCTAGTCTTACCTTGTCCATTTTTTCCACCAATGATGGTAAGACCATTGGGGCTTGGCTCCAACCTGACAGCCTTGATTCGTTTGACGTTTTCAAGTTCAAGTGTATTGATTTTCATTTTCTTTCCTCCTGTGGTAGAATGGAGGTGAATCCTGTGGAAAGATTCACCTTACTGCCTGTCAGCATTGCCGTGCTGGCGGGCTTTATTTTTGGCCTTTTTCAAGATTCAATTTTCATTCCTCCTCGTCCGCGTACCATTCTTCTGCAGGCACGCCAATCTCACAAATGTCGCCGTTAGAAAAAGGGCAATCTGGGCATCTTGTATTGAGGCAGTAGTTAATCAGGTTTTCAGCCGCTGCCAATGCCTCACTATTCGAGATTTTCATTGAAATCACCTCATTTCTGTGAAATTTTTAGCAAAATTTCTAAAGATATTTCACTAATTTCTTGTCAAAAAGTGCCTATTTTGACAAGTCAACCCTTCTGTAGATTTTCCTCGCTTGGTCAACATCCCATCCTAGCGGGTAATCTTTCAGCACACACTCTGGGCTAAAGCCCGGATATGGGATACCAAAAGGACATTCCGCGCAATTCATATGGAGGCAAAAATCTGCCAATTTATCAGCAATGCTGATTGCCTGTTTTTTATCAATCATCACCGATTCCCCTTTCTGACTCTGACCTTGATTTTCTGTCCTGGCTGCAGTGCCCCTGGATTTTTGATGCCGTTGTCCTCGCGGACCCGCTGGATAATGTCTTGGATGTCCTCGTATCCGCTGTATCGCTCGCACAGACTCCACAAGCTGTCGCCGCTGTAAACGACGTGTTCAAATGTCAGGTAGTCCGTCGGTTCGGGTTTGATTCGTTCTCTCCAAATGGCTCCTGCAGTCAGGATTCCTGCAGTAATAAGTGCCGTGGCGATGATGGCTGCCTTCTTTCTTGTTCTCATTTTTTTACCCTCCCTTTAGTCCATCTAAGATTGTCGAGGCCGCTCCTCGGAGTAGCGCTTCCAGCGCCTTAATCCTGGCGTCCTTACGGTCCAACTCCCTCTGCAGCTCTTTCATGCGCTGCGGCGTGTAAAAGTAAGTATTGACGCCTACAATGTCCATCACATCCTTGGCAGCAAAGCGGACGCCTGGGAGCTTGGTAAGCTGTGGCAGTGTGCCACGGTCCCTAAGGTTGTAGATGGTGGAGAGCGATACATTAAGGACCTCGGCGGCCTCTTGAGCGGTCATGACCTGCGGTGGCAGCTTAGGAGATGGAGGATCCGTGCCGCGGGAAAATTCTGCTTTCATAGGGATTACCTCCTTGTATCGGTCAGGAATTTATTGACAAAATACTGCTGCCCCTTCCCCGTGATTTTCGGCGTCTTGGTGATGATGTTGACGCCTGATCCATTCACATAGGACCCCTCTTTGATCTCAAAGAGTCCAAGTTCCATGGCCCGCTGGGTCGGCATATTGTAATCCGTCCCTTTGCGGCGAATCAGATAGCCGTTCTCCCTTAACCAGTCGAAGAATCTCTTTTGCCCGATTTCAACACCATTGCCACGGAGGATCTTCGCCATCTCGCCTACAAGGATGCTAGTATGACTAGCTGAAACCGCATCGGCGAAAATGGTCTTCGGTCGGTCCATTTCAATTTGCTTTTCTGCAGCAAGTCGCTTTTCTTTCTCTTCCTTCAGCTGAGTTGCAAGCTGAATCAAGAAGTCGGGGCTGGTCAATGCCTTTTCAAGGGTATCCTCGGTCATATAGGCACCGTGTTTCCGGATAGCGGGGATGACTTCGTGGGTGATCCACCGCTTGAACTCTTTGGCTGACGGCAACTTACTGGATAGAACCAGGCTGTAGAGTCCTGATTCATTGATGATGATTGCTTTGCTTTTGTAATTTGAACCACTCCCCTGAATCAGGGTACTGGTTTTGTCTTCTTCATCCACATGGTTTGCAATGGCATTTTCAGGCTTTGCATACCCGAGTATTTTAGCAACGTCCTTGCCAACAAACCAAGGCTCATTGTTGATAGCCAGTGTTCTGATGCGGCCGAAACTTTTATTTTGAAAAATTTCTAGTTTTTTCATTTAAAAATGCTCCTCATTTTGATCACTTTAAGTGAGATTTTGAGTCAAAAAAAAGTCAGACGATATGCCAAAGTGCTTTATCAGCAGTACTTTTATGGCATCTCTGGGCATTCGTTCGCCCTGCTCGTACATGTAAATAGTTGACTCGCTGACTCCTATTTTCTTGCCTAAATCACTCACGGACTCTCCACGCTGTTCCCGTAACTCGCGGAGCTTTTTCCCAATAGTTTTACGGTCAATAGACACCATACTTCTCACCTCCATTCTCACTTTCAGTGTAATTATATCACTTTAAGTGTATATGTCAACACTGTACTGTGAAATCCTCCTTGAATTTATTACACGAAAAGTGTAATATTAAGATGTGGAAACGAAAGGGGATGAAGAAATGCCTGAGTTCAAAGATAGATTAAAGCAAATGAGACAGTCTGCTGGTTTAACACAAAGTGAGTTAGCAGAAAAATTGGGAGTATCTACCAGTACAGTCTCTATGTATGAAGTCGGTAGCAGAAAACCTAGCTTTGAGATTTTAGAGCAGCTTGCAGACTTTTTTAACGTAGATACAGACTATCTAATGGGAAAGGCTTCTCGAAGCGTTTACTACCTGGATCCAGAAACCGCCAAACTAGCACAAGAACTGAAAGATAATCCTGGTCAGCGCACCCTGTTCGATGCCTCGAAAGACCTGTCTCCTGATGACATCAAGGTCGTCATGACCGTCATCAACGGCCTGAAAAAGAAGGAAGGTTCGCCGCAATGATCATCGTCACCTATCAGGATCTGCCACCCAGCGTTCCGGCAGTCGTCCAGCAGAATCCGGACGACTCCTATACAATCATCATCAATGACAATTTATCCGATGAGAAGAAAAGACTGGCCATGAAGCACGAACTCAACCACATCGTAGGGGATGATTTGTTTAAAGAAGAAGATGTGGATTCCATTGAAAATGCCTGTCATGCCAGCTCGAATAACTTCCAGATTTCAGAAGACTTAGAAATCTACATCAAAGATGGGGAATAGGGTGATATTATGGCATTATTAATTGTCATTGTTATTTTCGTTGTTGTCATTTTAAATAAAAAAGCAAAGGACAGGATGATTGCAGAATCTCCCATGAAGCCGAATGAGCTCGACAGATTCCGGCTCCCTGAAACCCGGGGGTTTGCAAGGGTAAGCCTGCCGGTGACAAATGAATACAGGGTCCCGATGGACAGCTTTGTGGCATTCGATGTGGAAACTGCCAATGCGCAGCCATATTCAATCTGTAGTATTTCCGCCGTAAAAGTTGAAAACCGGCAGTTCACTGGTTCTGTCACTTCTTTGATTAAGCCTCCGGAAGCAAAATTCACGAATTCCTATGTCCATGGAATCACCTGGTCAAAAGTTCGGAATTCTCCCACCTTCAAAGAATTCTATGAATCCACCTTCCGCGATTTCATCAAAGGGTTCCCCCTGGTAGCACACAACGCCAACTTTGATATGGGCTGTCTGATCTATACCGCTAAGACGGAAGGAATCACCCTGGATAAACCGCTTCTCTTTGCCGACTCTCTGCAGAGTGCCAGATACACCTACAGGAATCTGGAAAACTACAAGCTGGACACCATCTGTAAATATCTCAATCTCGACTTGAATCACCATGAATCCCTGTCTGATGCCAAGGCATGTGCCCAAATCATGCAGGATACCATGGATAAAGGGACAGTGCCCATCATCAAATCTCTGTACCGGTTTTCTGAGGAACTTTTTGTCAAGGCTGTCTTGTATGAGGCAAAGACTTACGCTGGTGGGATTTCCTACGAATCCTTATACAAGGAAAAGCCAAAAAATTACTCAAAAGAAGATTTCATTAGGGACTTTGTGAATCCGGGAACATATGCCCGCCTTGTAGATGTTTCCAATGAGATTGAATTGAGTAAGCTGCATAAGGCAGACCTTCAAAAGATTCTGGCAGACGCCGGGCTTCCCACGAAGGGTCTGAAAAAAGATCTTATTGCCACCATCATAGAAAAGAAGCTTGCACCACCGCTTCCTGCTGATTATGTGCATCAGTACAAAATCAGAGAAGATAAATAA